AATCTTGGTCAACAGCCATTTGGTTAAACCTTAAATCAACATTACCTGTTTTATGGTCAACAACTTGATCTCTTTTAAATTTGTTGGCAACACGTTGTACATATGGTTCAACATCTTTATCATCCATATTTCCAACAAATACTTTAAAAACCCTTCTTTCTGGTGCTCTAGATGTACGATAAATTAACATCGCATCTTCGGCTAATACAAGTTGTTTCCAAATCCTTCTTGCTTTTTCAAGCATTGATGTACCATAAGGAAGTTTTCTATCATCACCAAGTAATCTAAAGTGTGCGATTTCAAAAGTGCTAAAAGCCATATTCTTTTCTTTCCAGTTGAACCTTAAACCTTTTTCAGCTGGGTTATTTTCAGAATTTGCCGTCTTTGGTGTCATCCCTCTTTCTAATCTTTCAATCTCAATGTTTGGTAATTGTACACCACCAATAATTCCTTTTTCTGGGTCTAATTTTAGATAAACAAAATTATCACCATACTTACAAGTGTTTCTAATCCACATTTGTAAGTTTGTGTTAATATCTAATGTGTTATTAAATAAATCTGCAAGAATTCCTTTTATTCTTTTTGATTCAGAATATATTTGTAAAATATGTCCGTCTTCATTTGGGGTTGTAGATTCTTCGGCGTATATATCAAGTGCTGTTGAAATCTCTGGTGTAAACTCCATAGATTCGTAATCGTAAAATGCCGCTAGTCTTGTTGGTTCATAATAAATTGCCTGAGTATATAGGTTACTTTCTATTTTTTGCCATTGATTTGATAAATATAGTGTTTGTTGAGCTTGGAGTTTTTCCTTCTCAAATTCATTTTTATCTCTTGTTTTTAACAGGTCTTGTTTACTAAACTTATGTGTTGGCACATCTTGACCTAATAATGAATTAGGGCCAAATGCTTTATTAAGTCTTTGCCAAACTGTAAGTTGATTTGTATTTTGTTCCATAATAGAAGTTTAATTTATAATTATCAAATATAAATATTCATTAGTATATAATGTTTTCACCACTTTCTGTTAGTATTGAATCTTGTATTTCAGTTAGAATATAAAAAGTCTCAACTATTGGTATTGGACTTGGTGTGGGTGGTGTAGGACTCGGTGTTGGCGTAGGTGTTGGTTGTGGTATTTCCCTAAAAGTATCTTTTGGGGTCCCTATTTTATATTGAAAAGTTGGTGGAAAATTTTTTACCGAATATATTGGTTGGTCAGGTACTACTAAATTAGCCCCACCAAATATTCTACCTGAAGTTTTTCTTCTATCTAAACCCATAATAATAATTATCTTTTACCACCAAATAACCAACCGTATTTCATATAATCATCTTTTGATGGTCCGGAATTCATTTTCATTCTTTCATTAATCATATTACCATTTGGTATCATTGGGTCAAAATGAATTTGCTTACCGACAGAATCATTGTTTGCAACAGTCCAGGAGTCTATCATTATTTTTGTTGACTCAACAACCTTTTCAAGTTTTGAAAATGATGATTCACCAACATAAATTGCCATTGATATACCCATAATAAGGTCATCGTGTTGACCTCTTTGATGGTCTGGTCTTCCGTTTACATAAACAAAAGTATTCATCTCGTTATATAACCGAACACTCTTAATCTTAAATTTATGTCTAACATATTCTTCAAAAGCCGCAACTATTTGAACTCTTTTATTATTAAAATTTATTCCAGGAATTTTATCTTGATTTTTTGGGTTATAAGACCAAATATTTGTGGAATCAACACCATCTATATATAAATTTTTATATCCAAGTTCTTGCATTTTTCTAACCGTTGTAATCCCCATACCGCCGGTGATATCAACAACACAAAACGCATTATACATTAATCCCCATTTAAAGGCTATTTCAGCTAAAGCGTCTGGGGGTATTTTTCCCACATATTCTAAAACTTGTTCTCTTTCATCAAAATCAATTATTTGAATAGATGAAAAGTCTTCACTATCACCACGAGAAACGTCAACACCCATAATATATTTATGTCCTTGCTCTGGTTCCTTCCACATCCATAAAGAATTCCCCATTAATTTAGTTGACGCATCCTGTATTGTACTTTCTTTTATATATTCTAATTGTTTTGATTCAAATACGTTATCACCAGAACCAAGAAATTCACAGTTAAGCTCTTGGTTAATCTTTCTCTTATCATACTTCAATTTTTTAACCATTTTCTCATACCAAGGAGAACATGGTTTATAACCTTTAGCAAAATATTCCTTAATTGTTATATAGTCTCTGTCATATGGGTCACTATCAGCAAATGAGATATTTTTAGAATGGTCTTTCTCATCTTTATTTAAAAGATAATCAACCATATCGTCAGTTGGAACCAAATAGAGTTCTTTTGAGTACCTTGGGTCTTTCCACCAAAACATTTCAGAAATTTTAAAGTTATTCATTCCTTTTGTTGCTTGATTGTAAATTTCGTAATAAATTGGGTCATAACCATTTGGTGTTGATACAACGATAACTTTACCACCAGTAGAAAGTGATGCCATACAAGCAGCCCAGAAATCACCATCAGCTTCGATAAACGCGGCCTCATCAAAGACAAGAATCGTTGGTGTATAACCTCTAAGAGCATCTCGTGATGTTGCAACCGCTTTTACTTCACAACCATTTGTTAATTTATAATGTCTTTGTGAATTTTTATCGGCAGAAAATCCAGTCCCAACCCATTTAGGCCATTGATCTACGAAAGCCCTAATTTTGTTTGCCATTTCCATTGATGTATCAAGTTTGTTGGCAATAATTAGGATTTTTTCTGGTCTTTCTTTTTTTGCAAAAACAAGTCTTTTTGATATCCACGCTGCCGTTACAGTAGAAACTCCAGCTTGACGATACTTTAATGCAATATTTTCTTCATAATCTTCATAATCGGTAAGTAGTGACACCTGATCTGGAAACAACTCCAAAGGTACGTATTTTGACACTGTGTTATCATATGTTTGTAGATATGTTCTTAAGGCGTATGAGGTATCTTTCATACACCTTACATACTCAAGCATTATTTGTTCTTTTGATAAACTCATAAAGATATTTTAATATAAATATCAAAACCCCCAGTTATTTTCATAAAGGGGGTTTTGTTTGATAATATATTATTTTTTTATAAACCTAGTTTTGTTAAGATGTCATCACCATCGTCATCATCGTCGTCATAGTCATCATCATCGTCATCATCTTCTTTATATTTTTTGTAGTTAGCTTTTGCTTGTTGTAATAACTCATTAAACTTTTTCTTTACTTTTTCATTATCTGATGAATTATCTGAAATAACATTTGCGATTACATTTTTTAAAAATTCTTCTGCTGGAATACTATAAAGTAGTTGCTCAAAGAAAGGAATGTATTTTTTACCTTCGTTATCTAGAGTTAATTCATCTGGAAGTAATGTTCTTAATTTTCTTACAAGCTCACCACCAACACGGAAGTTCATTGGTTCATTAACCATTGTATCTGTTTGACCAATTACTTGTGTTGCCATTTCTGGGTCCATATCTTTCCATTGCGCTCTTGATTGTATCATTGAAAATGATTTGAATAATTCGTGAAGTAAGATTGGGAATATTAATCCGTTTGCGTAATACGTATCATTTCCATCTTCTTCTTCACCTCCTTGGTCGTCGTCGTCGTCATCGTTACTTTCTTGTTTTTTACCTGCAGCACCAGCAGCATTTCCACCAAGTGCTTCAATTAAATCTTCATCGGTAAAATACATTAAATCGTTTGCACCCATAATTTTATTATAAAGTGGATATAATCCTGGATTAATAGCATCTAATCTATCTTTATACATTTGGTAAGCAAACTGACCACGTTTTCCTTTACCCATTATAATTGCGTTAATTACATTTCTCTTTTCAATTTCTAATTGTTTTTGTTCTTCTGGCGTTAGTTCGTCAATATCAAATGAAAAATTTGGAGGTAACGGAAGTTTTTGTTCTTTTTGTGGTTTCATTTTAAAAATTCCTGGGTCAATTGCTTGTTCACCCAAAAATGTTAACATATTAACAAAATCAAATTCATATATAACACCACCATCTTTTCTTTTCTTAACAACTAGGCCTTTTTCAATTGCTTGTTCCATATTATCAGAATAAGGTAACCAACCTTCTTCTTTTGCGGCAATCTCAACTGCCAAATCTCTTAATTGTTCTTTATACCTAGGCTCAAGTTGCATAGCCTGTCTAACAGCTTGCATTTGTGCCATTTGTATTGCCATTTTAACTTGTGGATTTGTGATATTTTGTTCAGTACCAAAATACCTTTTCACATAATCAACAACTTCTTTAAATCTTTTACCAGCAATTTTTTCAACATCTGAAACACCACCTCTAAAAGCTCTATTTTTTGCGTAGATACCTTCTGGATCCTCAATTCTTTGTTGAGTCCTTGGGTGCATTCTTTCTGGATAATCACCGTAATCAACAGGCGCTTCCTTTACTATCTTTCTTACAAGTCTTTCTAATTCTCTATTTCCCATTTTTTATTTATTTAAAATTGATTCTATTGCTGACATAAAGTCATTTTTTTGTTCTTCAGCTTTTGGTTGTTCTTGGACACCTGGATTTGGATCTTTAAAAGGGTTACCTTTTCTTCTTGTTGGTGTTTTAGTTTTTTCCCTTTCCTTTGTTCTTTCTTTTTCCCTTGTGTTTGCTTT